TTTGTAAAATATAACCCCTATCTGTTGTGTTATTTATAAGCACTCTCCCCCCACTTGTTATGCGCATACGTTCGCTTCCGTTGGTATGGAATGTTTGAAAATAACTGTTATTAGCAATTCCACAAAATGATTTAAACTCTCCTGTACTATAATTAATAGTTAATCCACCTCTAATAAAACCACCCGTAGCGTCCATAACAATCCCCGATTCTGCACTTACAGAACTATCAGTTATTCTTATGAAAGGCGATGCTCCTTTTACATCTAATAATGAATTTGGAGCGGTTGTGCCTATACCTACGTTACGACCACTTGTCATAGTCATTATAGAACCAACACCTACTAAGTCAAAGTATAAATTGTTTGCATATCCTGAAGCGGCACTATTACCGCCAACACCTATTTGGTAATTTTTACCCGATGCTCCATTATTTATTAAGTCAACAAATGTATAACCCGTAGTTGAATTTGTTGCTGCAATTAAACCTGCATTTGTAGTTGATGAAACTGTTAAACTTGTTCTAAAAATACCTGTCCCTTGCACATCAAGTTTATATGTATCATTAGTGTTTCCTAAAGATAAATTACCTGAAGCGTTTAACGTCATAGCTTGGGTAAAGGATATAGCGTTACCTGCCGTTCCTGATGGAGCATTGTACCATTCGTGCGCTCCTGTGCCACCACTAATTCTATATTGTAAAGCAGCTACACCACTATTAATGTATCTAAAGTTAGTTCCGTCTGTATACGCATTTGCTAAATTAAGCAATCTTAAACTTGCAGTAACCGCTCCAAATACACTACCGCCTAATTGTATCGCAACAGTATCACTACCCCACGCACTCGGTGTAACTCCTAATCCTAAATTGCCTGAAGCGTTAAGTATTAAAGCAGAAGTGCTGCTATTATTTACATTAACTCTAAACCCATTTCCACTATTCGCCCAAATAGTCATATCTTTTGTAGTAGAACCTACCAAAGAACCATATGAACCAATGTAACCAAACGCAGTTCCACTTTGTTGAAAGTTTATATTAGTACCCCACCCGTCTGAGTTTGTACTATTTAAAGTCAAAGTAGCATAAGCACTACCTGTTATATTTATTCCATTTCCACTTTCACTAACTAAGCTATTCCCTATCGTACTTGCACCTGTAAACTTAGGTAGGTAGTTTGTAGTACCGCTTCCGGTAATCATACCACTTATATCACTTGTTAAAGCAATAGTTCCTGTAGCAGATGGTAAAGTATAAGTATATGTACCATTGGTAATTGTTGATTCTAGCCTTAATTGACCAGTAAATCTAACGGTTCCGTTTACATCAAATCTATATGTGTTGTTGGTATTATTGATTGATACATTACCCGTAGGAGTAATTCTCATCCTTTCAGTAGTACCTGTACCAAATAAAAAGTTACCTAAAGATGAAGTAGTGTTATTCGCAAGTACCATATCACCTGCCGCTGCGCCAATAATAAAATGATTACTAGCCGTAGCAAGTCCCACTATACCTGTGTAGGTAGGGGAAGTGATAGTATCTGCAAATCTAAATGATGGAGCTGAACCGATTGCCTGATAATGATTATCTGCCGTGGTAGAATACACCATAAATTTAGATGTACTAGCCGTAGTTGTTCCAATCAAAACAGCAGTTCCGGCATCATAAACCAAACTATCAGCCAAAGACGTAGTGCCTGTAGCTTTAGGTATATATCCTGAAGTTAAAGAACCTGTATGCGTACCTACTGACCAACTTCTATCCGCACTTAAATCATAAGCCGTACCATTAATGGTCAATTGTCTACTTGTAGGCACACCACCTAAACCACTTAAAGTGTAGGTAGGAACATTCAATGTAGCACCTACTAAAGTAGCAGACCCACTAGAGCCTGTAGTCGTTAAAGTTAAAGCATTTTGCTTACCATTAAATGTAGTCCAGTCTGTAGAGCTTAAATAGCCATTTTGAGAGCCTGTAGCCACTTGGATAGAGAAAGCCCCAGTACCACTATTATAAGCCAATGGTGAGCTTGCAGATAGCGAAGAAAGGGTAATAAAGTTTGCGCCGTTAGTTAGCTGACTTGTATTGGTTGGTATTGTAATAACACCGGTAGTATTATCATAAGCCCCTGAACCTGCCGTAAAGCTTAATGCAAGTCTTGCTCTTGAGTCTAAATAGTATAAATTAGTACCCTCTGCGATATTAGAAGTGGTTAAACTTACCGCTCCTGTAAACCCGTTCACCGAACTTACTGCATCTGTATTGTCTACTTTATCCCATGTAGTGCCATTAAATATAGCCCAGTCACCTATTTTCCAATCGGTAATACCATTTAAGTTGGTAGAACCAGCTACACTAACAATATAATAATAACCTTTAGTTCCTACAGAACTTGTTAATGTAGGAGTATTTGTAGATGCGTCCCATGTGCCTTGAAAAGTAACACCTCCTACCATTCCTGATATTTGGTTTTGTACCTTACCAAAAGCCTGTAATATAGAATCGGTAGCAGCAATAGTGCCACCGCCTGCTAAATTTAATCCTGTAAGCAATTTACCTGTAACCGCAGAAGTACTTAAAGTTACACTTGCACTCCCCGGTCCTGAAGCCGTAGCCTCACCTGTTAATGCAGTAATGTAGCTACCTGCTGTTTGTTTATTATAAAAAGTATTCCAATCGGTTGAACTCAAATAACCATCGGTTGAAGTAGTTGCTTGAGATATAGAAAATACCCCCGTAGTATTACTATAGCTTAATGGAGCCGTAGCCGATAAAGCTGTTAAGGCAATAAAAGAACTTGGGTTAGAAGCCAAGTAATAAGTTGAACTATCTACACTGCCATCGGCTTTTAAAAACTGACTTGATGTGCCACCGATTTTAACAAAAGAGCCACCATTAATAGAACCCGTAAAGTAGTTAGCCGTTGTTGATGTGTTACCAAAAGTAGCAGTATTGCTACCATTACCAACCGCATTATATCCTATTACTATTTCGTTTGTTCCGCCATCTACTTTCGCTTTAGTATCTCTACCAATATAAACGCTACTCGAAGCCGTTGTGTTAGGAGTTGAACCGCCTGTAATGTGTGAACCTGCATTATAACCTAAAGCAGTATTTGAACTACCGCTTGTGTTATGCTGCATAGCATCAAGACCTACAACTACGTTACTGCCACCACTTGTATTATATAGTAAAGCATTTAAGCCTATTGCTGTATTCTGACTACCTGTGGTATTTGTAAATAAAGCACTTTGACCTAAAGTCGTATTGTATTGACCTGTTGTTATATTATGAGAAGACTCATATCCTACTGCGGTATTATAGTTACCCGTAGTTATATGGAATAAAGTTCTATAACCTAAAGCCGTGTTATTTGCTAAACTGCTATTTCCTTTACCTATTGTTAAAGTTTGTACCGTTAAATCAAAAGCACCTAAATCAACTGCACCTGTCGCTCCCGTATATGGCACATAACCTGTTAATGCGCTTCCGTAATTAGGAATATTTAAAGTTGTTCCAATTAAAGTTGACGCTCCACTTGAACCAGTTGTAGTAAGTGTAATCGCTCCTTGTTTAGCGTTAAATGTTGTCCAATCTGTAGAAGTTAAATAACCATTCACAGAACTTGTTGCAGCAGGGATAGATACAGTTCCAGAAGTGTTTACTAATGGAGCACTAAAAGTTAATGCAGATTGCTTGCTATTAAAAGTTGTCCAATCAGTTGATGATAAATAACCATTTTGTGAACCATTTGCTACTTGTATAGAAAATGCTCCTGTAGTATTATTATACAATAAAGGGCTTGATGCACTTAACGAAGTCAAACTAATGCCACCAAGTCCAGCCAAAGTGTATGTTGGAATATTTAAAGTTCCGCTAATCAAAGTTGCAGAACCATTATTACCAGTTGTAGTTAAAGTAATACTGCCTTGCTTAGAATTAAATGTACTCCAATCGGCAGAGCTTAATAAACCTCTATTTGTTGCAGATGCGGTTGGTAAATTTAAAGTAATATTACCACTACTCGTTATTGGGCTATTCGCAACATTCACATCAGTTCCTGTTGAACCAACAGCTAAACCAACGCTCGTTACAGTACCTGCATCAGATGCTACTTCTACGATACCATTTACAGCTCTTAATACACCGTTTAATTCTCTTATCTTAACGTCACCGGTAAAAAAACCTTGTATAGCCATTTTAATATTTTTTTATTAGATAACTAATATTCTCACAAATTCTCCTGTGCCAAAAGGTACAGTTGCTGCAACTGTTAAAGTTCCAGTATTAGTATCCCATCTAACTTGATTTCCTGTAGGTACGCCACTAAATATAATTTCACCAACATCAATACCACCTCTACTTGCGTAAAGAAGTGTTTTATTAACTGCTTCACTAAATGTAATTGTTGTAGAACCACTACTTGCAAATTTAGAATACTGCTCAATAGTTATTGCAGAACCTCCGCTACTTGGATTAACAACGATACCACCTGTGCCAATAATACCTTCTGCTTCATAAGCATACCCACCGCACATTCCATATACGTATTCTGTAAAACCAACAAGGTTTATTCCTGTGTAATTCGCATCATCAACCCATTGCAAAATATCTGCTTCCATTTGCAATTTCTTAGGTAAAGTCAAATCTGTTTCTTTACCTAATGCAATATCTCTTATTGCTAAAGAGGTTGAAACTTTTGCTATATCAATAACATCTGCTGTAGTTGGCATTAGTAAACTAATTTAGGATTATCAATAATATATTTTGCTTTATTCAAACTTAATTGCGCAATAGCGATTCCTGCACCTAGTGTAATTGCATCATCTGCTGCACGGATATAAGTATTTAAAGCAAACTTTGTAGAAAGCCAATTATCCCCATCCAATCTTTCAGGAGCAGATATTTGAGCTTTAGATAATTTAGTATTATAAATCTTTGCGTAAGTAGAAAAACCATACGTAACCGTCTTGCTATAAAGCGTGTTTGAATTATCTCTCCACTCAACTGTGATGTTCAATGCATAATCTCTATCTAATACGTTAAAACTAATTGTATTTCCAGTGGCTAACGACCATACTTCATAGTTGGTAGTTGTACCAGTTTCAACTAAATAAGTACCATCTGATTTTTGCATATACACCCTTCTAGTAGTAATAGCAACATCAGAACCTGTACTTGTATCATTTAATATTAATAAATTAGGGGTTGATATAACCTGCGATGCGGTAAAATTTGGTGTAAGCGGCATAATAAAAAAGTTTACCAAAATTACCAAAAAAATCTTAAATAATAAAAAAAGCCCTACTTTTTTATAGTAGAGCTTTTTTCTTATAATTTAATTAAATTTTAAGCCTTAGCTAACTCACTTAATTGCTTTTCAATATTAGCAAGAACTTCTTTACCATTCTTTGCAGTTTGGATAAATTGAGTCAATGCATCTGTTACATTTCCTCTGTCTTGTTTTGAAATTGTAGTGATTTCTTGAGAGCCAATTGAAACCTTACCAGTAGCCATATCAAATGAAATTACTTCATTATCTAAGCCTTGTCTTACTGCTGACTTAATATCTTTAGAAGGGTCTGAATAAACCTTTAAGAATTCATCCGGCTTAGAACGAGCAAAGTTTGCTACTTCCGCTAAGATTACCTCATCATCAGTAAATTCATTCCAGTTAAGTGCGGCTCCAATTTTACGAGCTTCTGCTGGCTTCATCTTAGAAATAATACTAATTGCTTCTTTCAGGATTTCAAAACCTTGAAGTGCCTTTTGGCTTGATTTTCTTTGATTTACAACACCAAAAAGTGGCGCTTTACTAGCATCTCTTGATTCTCCTAAAACACTATCTCTGTTGTAATTGCTAATCATAAGGTACTCATACAGTTCCTCATCTTTTTGATTACCACCTACTAATGCAAAACGGCCTGTGAATTGGAATCCACCTAAACCATCGCTAACGCCCGGCATAAAGAATCTTTCCTTGCCCGGCTTTTCTCCATCCCACCAATCAGCTACTACCACATCTACCCATGCATCTTTTCCTTGCTTTGCTAAATAAGGGTCTTTAATCCTGTCTCTAGTAGGAATATTAGCTTTTGGGTAAAGTAATGGGTTTCTTTGTCTTTCTTTCTCATCTGGGTCGTTGTTTTTAACCCCTGTAAGCATCTCAAAAGTTACAGATTGTCCCGGCTCTAAAGCAGGAATGGCTTTCTTTAAATCTTCTGAAATTCCGTTGAATTTTCCAACTACTTGCATATATGTGTTTTTTTGGTTTAAAATTTAGGCTACATGAGCCCATTTGGTTCCGTTTATAATATTTTGAATAGTCGTTTTTCCTACGTTAAACATTAAAGATAAATCCCATAGTGAAAAACTACCACTTTTATATAACAATTTTATTGCCAAAACCTTTTTTTCATCCAAAATGGCAGTACTTCTTTCAGAACCTTTGGTTACTTTTAGCTTACCAGCCTCGTATGCGTGCTTTGCATTTCTGCTATGGTCACACCATTCTAAGTTTTCTGCCCTATTATCAGCCCTATCACTATTTAAGTGATTTACAATCTTGAATTTTTCTGGATTTGGGTTATTTATAAATGCTCTAGCAACCAAAATATGAACATCTATCGTTCTTTTGATTCCGTCTTTTTTAAAAGAAACTGTTTTATATCCGTTTCTATTACACCCTTGAACAATCTTTTCTTTAGAAACCCTCATGCCTTTACTATGTCTTAATAATCTAGGCAACATTTTAAATCTACCGAAATTACTTACCTCGTAGTAACCATCATAAAATCCATCATTAATTCCTAATACGGGTTTCCAAACTTCTTGTTCCATGTATTTTTGATTTATGCAAATATAATAAAAGGGGTGGAAAAATCCACCCCAATTATCATCAAAATTAAGATAAAACTTGCTGACGCAAAAAGTGCTGGACTCCAAGGCACTCTAAGCCCTGCGCAGTTGTCCAAGAACAAGTCCAGTTCATAGCATCTCCGTTAGGATTTACTGGAGAAATTGCACCGCTGTGGATTTCACCAATCATATCGTTACCGAATTTAGTTTGAGCTGGTACGTATCTTACACGCATTGCTGAATCATAACCACCACCTTGTACTTTAACACGGTTGTTGTAAGGAACATAGTATGCACATTTGTTAATTACAGTTTGACCGAATAATACTGGTTGGTCTTGGATTGGCATAGCCATGTAGTTAAGGGTGAAACCACCGTAACTTACTTTGTCTACTTGTAAATCAAGCTCTTTACCGTCAACAACGATACGAACTGATTGTACGCCAGAAGAACCTAACGCCTTCCAATAGGTGTCATGAGCTCTCTTAACTGCACTTGAACCGAATACTAAATAATCTTTAGGAGATTTAGCTGCGATAAGTGTATCAAGAGCATCATCAATGTTTGCTTTTTGTACTGTACCTAAAGTACCGTTAACGATTGTGTTACCGTACATCTCGATGTATTTGTTTAAACCACGAGTTGTTTGTACTGGTCCACCACCATCACTACCTGAAGTATTACCATCAGTAAGGATAGGGTTAGTATCACTGAAAGTAGTAACTGACATATCACCAGCGATGAAAGCAGCATTGATTTTACCTTTAAGTAAAATTGCTTTTTCAAGGTGGTCTTTAACGATAAATTTGTTTTGACCGTTAAATTCAACTTCAATAGTTGCAGCGTTTTGAACGTCTGTAATTTTTGAAATTTCACGGAAGATTTGGTACTTGTTAGTGTACTTAGTTAAACCAAAACGTAAGTTAGTTTGGCTTACTGAGTTTTCACCAACAGCTACTGAGAATAAAGATAATTTATCACCAGCAGTTAAAGTCATGTTAGCACCAGATACAGATTTAATGTATACGGTATCAACACCTGAAGTTGTTACAACATTTGTAACAATAGCAGAGATAGCACCAGTTGGAACTAGAACTAAATCATCTTTACGTGCTTGACCAGAAGTCGCAGTAGTACAAGTAAAGTTGATAGAAGTTGTACCAGAACCATTTACAGTACCACCAGTTGTATCAAGAAGTTTGAATAAAGCTTCGTTTACAAAAGTGTAATAGATAGGTTGACCAGTAGAGATAGGCTTCTTTCTGTCGCCTAACCACAAAATGTCTGTTAAAGCATCATCGTTCTGAATATCAGTAACGAGCTTGTTAATCTCTCTCGTGTCAAGCACCGGGTCAATTGCGCTGACGTAGGCTTTGGTAATGTTACCTAAATTGTTTGCCATTTTAAGTCTTTTTAATTTTTTTTAAGTAAAAGTTTTTAATTTTTACCTGCCTATGGTTCCCATTTTAGCCCTTGAGCCAAAAGCTTCACCTAACGATTCATTGGGTTGGGCAGGTGCACTACCAACAGGTCTGCGTGCGTTTTGTCCTTCTTCAATGATAGCTTTCAATCCCAATGACTTTCCATAATTCACAAGGTCCTTTTCATAGTTTGGATTAAGAGCAACTAATGCAATTTTTTGCAATTTAGCCACATCTGGAATTAGCTTTGCTGGGTCCGCCTCTTGCGGATTTACAGAAATAGCTCTTTGCCACTTTTCTCCATCCAACGCTACTTCCATTAAATTTTCAGGTTTATCAATATTAAAATTGAATTTGCCATTATCTCCTAAATCAATAGCAACTCTTTTGCTATTTAATAAGGATTTGGTAGCATCATGCTCCCTGAAAAACTGGAGAACTTGTTGTTGTTGTTCCATCATAAACCGCTCTTGCTCTGCATATTGAAGCTGGTTGTCCACCTCTTGTGGCCTACTAACTTCTGGTATACGGAACTGCTGCTGTTCATAAATTCTTTTTTGTCTAACTAATTCTGCGTCTGCTTCTAGTTGAATTAATCCAATTTCTCTATCCTCATCAGCCGCAAAATCAGTCTGCTTATATCTTGCTTGATACAGCTTCTCAATCTTATCATCGCTAAGATTAGGATACTGTAATTTCAATTCATCAAATACCAAATCAGTATGAGATACATTATTCCAATCAAAAGCTTTTGCTTCTAGGAACTTATAAGCATCTCCACCATTTTTTCTAAACTCAGCAAAATCAGCAACAAAATCATCATAACCTAATTCTTTTAAAATTTCTTTAGGGTCAGACTTCTTTAATTGCTCTCTCCAATCAGTTACCTGAACAGGAGCGGATGATTGAGTTTCTTCGGTAGCATTTTCAACAGGCTCATCACCAAAATTAGGCATAGAAAAAGCTGTTACATTTTCCTCAGCCTGAGCTTCCGGTTCTGTTACAACCGTAGACTGAGGTCCTTCAGTTGATACCGTAGCTGATTCTGCACTTTCAGTTTGAATAGGTGCGGCAGGCTCTACAAACTCATCTTGAGGCATAGGGATACCGGTACTCATTCTATAAACTGGTTTTTGTTCTTGTGGTTGTTCTTGTTCTAGTTCTGACATAAATGTGTTTTACGTTACGAAAATAATAAAATTTAGTTAAAAAAATAAATTTATTTAATTTTTACCCATACCCTTATCGAAGAACAGGATTTCTTTAGATTCTGCTGCTATTTTATATTTAGCTAATAAATCACCATATTCACCAACTGCTTTTCTTTGAATTTCCATAAACTGTAATAAAAACTGTGCAACTACACAATCTTCTTCTTCAGCCATTTGATAAAACTTTTTATATTGGTTATAAACTTCTAATTCTGTTTCATAACCAATTTCTAATGAGTCTCCTAAGTTTTCAATTTTATCTGTAATAGCATCTATTCTTGGAACGTCTGCGCAATCGCCCATATCATTCATAAACTCTACAATCATTTGATAGTGCGTAAGTTCTTCAGCGCTTTCTGCTAAAAAGTATTTTTGCGTACCAAACAATCCTAACTTCTGTAGCTGGTTCGCTAAACTTTTCCATAAGTTAGATTGATATAGTTCTACGTACAGGGCATCCTGTAGACCTTTTCTCATTTTGCCGCTGAGTAATGATTTAACTTCCATCTTATTTTTATTTTTTATTATTATTAACTGTTATTTTAGCTTCGGCTGAAATTCTTTGAGCAATAACTTTTGCGTCACTTTGAATCTTAGCTTCTTGAATATCGCTTTCCTTCTTACCCATTTGGATAATATAATCCCACTGCTTCTCTGCATTGATTTTAGCAATATCTACTTCTAATTGAGTCTGCAAAGTTGTTCTTTTCTCTTGCTCTGCAACCTGAGCTGCTTGAGCATTACCTTGCGTTTGTTGTTGAATTTTTTGTAATTCAAACTGCTGCATTTGCTCTCTGCGCTTTTTGATTCTGTAAGCCAAAATCATTGAAGCCATTTTCAAATTACGGCAACTCATTACAAGTATCTTATCTTCAGGCTCAATTAATCCTTGTGAATCACGAATGTTTAATTCTTGAATCAATTGCTGTCTTTCATAATCTTGCGGAGCATCTTCTATGAAAATACCGAATTCATGAATAGATAAATTAGGATTAATTTGTAAAAACTTAACTGTCTCCTCACCTAAAGCTTTAGACACACCTTGAACTTTACCTAACTTAACAGCTATTTGAACCTTTGCAACAACCGCATCAGCCACAGCTTGAATTAATTGCTTATCAGCAAAAGTTAATAAATAAAGAGCATTATTGGTACTTTCCATTGCTGCATTTGCAACAGGAACTAAGGTTCTTGCATTAGGAGTAGAGCCATCTGTCAGTTCATTCAATCCAGATACTTGACGCATTAAATCAATAGTGCGCATTAAATCATCATATAATTGACCGAATACAACTAATTGACCAGAGGCTTCGATACTTACTGGCTTGTAGTTTGGATTTTGACTTAACAAATCTGTTGAACGATAAGGAACAACAAAGTTTGAGAAAATAAAATCCATAACTTTAGTAGGATTCATTTTTTCTCCACCACCGCCAAAGTCAACACCTTCAAGTGCGTTTAAGTCAATATTGATTAAATAAGGAATAAGTTTATTAGACATATTCTGTAACCTAAACCAAGCCAAACAAGCTTTATCCTCTAATGGAATAAGTCTTTCAGTAACACCAGCAAAACGCATCTTGTAGAAGTTCCAAGCGTATAACTGAATATTCAATTGAGTATCCCACCAAGATGATGGTTTTCTAATTTGGTTTTCAGACATACCCCAGTCATACATAAAGTCTGTCATTACAACCCACTTACACTTGTAAACAACCTTTTTGGTTACAGGCATAAAAACAGGGTCTGCTTGACCTTTGCTTTCCGTTTGACTCATTGGCTTATTAAATTCAGATTCTAGTGAACCTAATTGATTAACAGCCATTCTTGAAGCAGACTGATATTTAGTTTTACCAAATCTTATATTACCACGACCATCTACTTCTTCCTTGTAAGTATAATCGTTCCATGATAAAAATTCAAAGTCTAAAACTAATATTTTAAATCTATTCCAATATTTAGAATAGTCAGTTCCGTACATAAAGTTTGACGGGTTACCGAATCTTCCGGCAACTGATGTTACCATTTGATTCATCTGGTCTGCCGTAAAATATGGAGCTAAATCTCCAATATACATTTCTCTTACTTCACCCCAATGCACCAAATCAGAAAAATCACTTTTAGAGCAATAAGATAACACCATGTTTTCAGGGTTAATTTCTCTTATCTTAACGTGACCATTCTCATCAATCCATTGAGTATAACCCCCCATTCCAAAATCAAACAAATTTTCTATAGTTCTTTTTCTCTTGTCATCAAATTTATTTTGATAAAAAGATAGTGATATAGCTTGCTCCGCCTCCATTGACATTACGTGCTTATATCCAAACTGCTGCTCCATTTCTAATTGCTCCATATCTTGAGGCTCACCCGGAGCTGGCGCTAATACGGGACTATCTGCAAGTTCTTCTCCTCCAGCTTTCTTCAAAGCTTCACGCATCATAATCTTAACCTTCATTTCATTGAAGTAAGTATCTTCTTCACTTTTAGCTAATGGGTCTACAGCAAACGCTTGAATATCATATCTCCTTTGCACCAATTTTGAAATAGCAATCTCCCTAAATTTAGTCAAGAATGATGGCGGAGTCCAGTCAATATTCAACCAGCTTTTATCTGTTTGCTCATCAGCGAGCAACATTTTTTTATATTTAGTTGTACTTTGTCTACCTAATGCATACTCTCTAATTTCGTTCATTTTTGATTGACCGAAATTGAGCATATTGTTGGGTACATAACCACGGGAATCACCCCAAGCTGCTTTTACATAAGATAAAATCCAATCGTACCCTTTTTCTCTTGGGTCTATCTGTTGATTGGGATACGTATTCGTTTGTTGCTGCATTACTATGCTAAATTTAAGGTTACCCAAAAATACTTAAAACTATGTTAAAAATACAAAATAATTTATTTAAAAATTAATTTAATATAATTCACGTCCTATAAGCAAATCATCGTAATTCATATCCATCTTTGTGTTATACGAAAATCCATTATATTGGATGGCTGCAAATGGGTTACAAACATAGTATTTTCCCAAATTCGACAACGCCCTGTCTATATGCTCATCATCCGGAACGCTTAAATATTTATCATAAAACCCTTCATTAACTATATAGCAATGAAAACCTGTAAATGATTTAACAGAATTATCCTCTAAAATTTCCCCTATGTATATGCCACTTAAATAAATATCAAAATCTTTTGGCTTGCTTTCTAAAAAATATTTAAAACTATTAGGATTTGTGAACCTGACATCATCCTCCATTATACATATTTCCTTGAGTCCATTATCTTTTGCAAACTGAACGCATTGTTTATGGGCCAAATTAATACCTTTCATAACAGAATACTGGTCGTGTATAGCAGGGAATATCTGATAATCCCTTATACCTTGACCTATAAACTCTTGCATAAGCCTATCAAACCTTTCGTGAGAATCAAAATTGTGGATAACTGCTATCTTCACTTTTCTAAAATCTTAATTATGTTATTAAGTGCTCCTTCGTAAGTGTAATACTCTTTGTATATTTCACCTATTCTTTCTTGCTTATCAACTATTTCCAAATTAGAAATACTACCCAAAATTTGTTCTATTCTATCAGCATCCCTTTCTTCTATTATAATACCAAAATCCCTAAAATCTAAATCAAATGGATTTACAAATTCATCGGATATGTAAACAGGTATAGTTAAATACTGCATACATTCAGCTATCCTAAAACTATTTAATCCATAACCCCTTGGACATAAGCCAAATAATGATTCAGATATAATATCACAAAACTGATTGATGTCATGTCCTTTGTCTGATATGTAATAGTCTGGATTCAATATATTAAAAACGTGTTCTCTTACCGGATGAGTATGGGTTCCAATAAATGAAGCAAATCTTCTCTTTCTACCATCCCATTCAAAAGAGTGTGGCATACAAAGAAGCGGTATTTCAACACCTACCTTCTTGCTCATGCTAAACTGAAGTACATCTAAATCTTTTAGGTCAATGATTATTCCGTCATCATATTGACATATAGTCCAATACTTTTTATCTCTTGGCAAGTTGTCCACATATTTCTGTAGCTTATCAATAGCTTGCTTATCGTTGCCATAACTATTATTAACATGATAAGCGGTCCATTGTATTGGCAAATACTCCCTTTCTGTTTGTGGAATATATTGCCTCGTTACCCAATCCTCAAAAATAAAAATATTTTCAAACGGATAAATGGTATTTATTGTTGGCGTAAATTCTGAAGGTACGTTTATCATAATTATTTTTTTATCCAAATTGCATCACCCCAAGAGTGATAATGTGATGCCCACTTTGTTTCTACCCTGTGAAATCCAAAAGGTAAAAGAAATTCATCTAGCTCCTCAACCATTGGGCATCCTTTATATGTTTCTTGTCTGTTAACCTCTAAGTAAAGTAAATCAAATTGAGGTAGCACTTTTACCGAACCTTTCAAAACCTCTAATTCGTATCCTTGAGTATCTACCATAAATAAATTATACCAAGAAGGGAATTCTATACTATCCAATGTCACAATCTTAACTACTTGTGGGTCTCCGTTAAAAATAACTTCAGAGTGCTGCTCTAAATGAACAAATGGCTCTAACAAGCTATTGCTTTGTCCTTGGTTAGTTGTATCTACACACATAACGCCTACATCAGGTTTACTACCAATTGCAACATTTTCTAATTTTACATTAGAATCTCCTGCGAATCTTTGAACTAAAACTTCAAATGCTTCCTTAATAGGCTCTACATATAAAAAACCTCTAAGTCCACAATCAATATAGTCGTTATGTTCTTCTGCCCAATGAGCGCCAACGTGAGCAACTCCATCTAATTTTATATCATACTTTTCAAGTATTGGTTTTAATGGTATCAGCATATTATACTTTTTGATTAATCCAGTTATATAATTTCTCTATTCCTTCACGAAGTGGTTTTGATGGTTTCCATCCTAATTTTTCTTCTATAAGAGTATTGTCAGAATTCCTACCACGTACACCTATTGCATTTGATTCTACATTTTTAATAGATAAATTCTTTCCAGAAATATCAATAACCATTTTAGCTAAATCATTAATTGCAATCATTTCATTTGAACCAATATTTACCGGATGCACGTAGTCGCTTTCTAACAATCTCATTACTCCTTCTACAGCTTCATCTATAAAAAGAAACGACCTAGTTTGTTTACCATCTCCCCATATCTCTACTTCACCACCTTCTTCGGCAGAAGCCACTTTATAGCAAACGGCAGCAGGAGCTTTTTCCTTACCATTATTGTAACATGATTCAGGTCCAAATATGTTATGAAACCTACAGATTCTTACATCTAACTTGTAATTTCTTCTAAATGAATCAAATAGTATCTCACTAAATATCTTTTCCCATCCGTAGGGTGAGTCTGGATTAGCAGGGAAGCAATCGCTTTCTTTTAACGCTGCACAATCTTCTCTTTCTTGAATTTGCTCAGGATACGCACAAGCTGAAGATGAAAATAATATTTTCTTTACTTTATTCTTAGTGCAATAGTATACCATATTAAGATTTACTAATGCAGAATTATGCATTACGTTAGCATCATTATCACCTGTAAATATATACCCAGCTCCGCCCATGTCGGCAGCCATTTGAATAACTAAATCAAACGAACCATGTCCGCTATATATGTCGCTCTGATTAGGCGCAAACGTAATCCTACTTACAAGTTCTGGATTTCTTAAATCACCTACCACAAAATGGTCAGCTTCTGTTTCAGAATACTCAGGTCTTTTTAAGTCAACACCTCTTACCCAATAACCTTCTTTCTTTAATCTTTTTACCATGTGGCTACCAATAAATCCACCTGCGCCACAAACTAATGCTGTTTTCATGTTTATTTATTTAGTTTTAAATACCATTGTTTTCTAAAAAACCATACTCCAAAATTGTTTAAAGTATCTTCTGATTGTAATACATTTTCAGGATTAAAGCTTCTGTCACCAATATCATCTCTTACAAATACTTTAGGAACAACTTCTTCAACTGCCCTACGTACTTCATCTGCATTATAATCATGTCCTGCTAAAATGTATTCATCTTTAATTTTTGGATACCAAGCCCTAATTTCTTTTTTAGTTTCTTCATATGTATGTGATGAGTCTATATAACAGAAATCTAAGTATCCGTCATTAAACATTTCCGATGCTTCTAAACTACCAAATGGAACTACTTCTATAAAATCACCTAATCCGCTTTTAATTATGTTTTGGTAAATAGTTTTCATTTGAAGATACTTACCATAATCCATATTATCTACCATATATAGCTTAAACTTCTTTCCAAGTCTATTAAGCTCCTGAGCTAAAAACAAAGCGCTATCCCCATCGGCTACTCCAACCTCACAAATCTTACAATCATCTGGAAGTTCTTTTGCAATTCTTTGATAGAAGTGCGGAAAATCAAACATTAAAAAATCGCTCATAATTACATTTTTATAAAATAAGGTGGAACAATATCGCTAGTATCTAACCCATCCCATCCCGGACTATCT